AGTTGATGAATTAACAAAAAACTTCTTGCAGATGGCAACTAATCAAGTTCCTGTCACTGCTAAGACGGATAATACAGCTGTTAAGGTTGAAGAGTTAGACCAGAAGGTGGAAGAAACAATATATCCACAATGGAACGACAAAGACTATCAGTACTTTGCTGGGGAAAAGGTTTCTTATAAAGATAAGTATTACAGATGTATACAGTCCCACACATCTCAAGCTGATTGGACACCTGACGCTACACCAGCATTGTGGGCAAGAGCAGATGACCCAGGTGAAGAGTGGCCAGAGTGGGTTCAGCCTGTTGGTGCTCAGGATGCTTATGAGAAAGGGGATAAGGTAAGTCACAATGAAAAGCACTGGGTATCAGACTACGACAATAACGTTTGGGAACCCGGCGTATATGGGTGGAGTGAGGCTTAATTCATTTTTTTAACGGATAAAAGATGAAATAAATCATGTTTTTATCGCAAATAGGAGATCATAAGTGAAACATATCCTTAACGATATCCCACGATCAGAGCTTGTAAAAGCTATTGACGAGTGGATATTGAATGAAAGGGATAGGGAAATGTTAAAACGGCGCCTTGTAGATGGGAAAACCTACGAGGCGCTTTCTTATGAGTTCGATTTATCAGTAAGACATATTAAAACGATTGTCTATAAAGCAGAGGACAAATTGTTCACGAAAATTGCATATAAATAGCACGCTTACATCATTTTAGTAAGTATTGGAAGTTGAGATAATGGGTATAAGGAGGACAGGATATGTTACCTTATAACAACCCTAATCAGTTATCTCAATTACTTCTCCAACAGGCGATCCAGCCACAGACAACGCAGAAGGTTGTCGAAGTAACAGGACGCGCCGGGGCAGAGTCATATCAGATTGGCCCTGAGTCAAGCACGTTACTACTGGACAATACAGCGCCGATTGTGTGGCTTGTAAAGACCGATGGTGCTGGCTATAAAACTTTAGTGGCTTATGACATTAAACCACATGAAGATCCAAAGCCAGTAGATCATTACAAAGAACTTGAAGATCGCATAAGCAAATTGGAGGAGACGATCAATGCTAAACAATCCAATACTACAAATGCTAGGCGGAAGTCAGAATCCGCAGAGTAATATAATGATGCAAGCTGTAGGAGCTATGATGAGAGGAGAAACGCCTCAGTCCTTCCTTCAGAATCTTGCTAAGAACAATCCACAGCTTCAGGGCTTGGATTTAAGTAACCCTTCTCAGGCAGCGGAAAAACTCTATGCCGATAAGGGACAGGACATAAACAGCGCTAAGAGTTCTATTATGGACCGCGTAAGCGCTTTTATGAAGAAATAAATCATACTTGCAAGGTGATATAAAAATCTAAAGAAGGAGGACAAACAAATGTCAGATGGATCATTCATGAGTTCAGATTGGCTTGGCGCGTTTCTTATTATTGCTATTCTGTTTGGTGGTGGTTTTGGTGGACTTGGTGGTGGTAATGCAGCTGCACTTGCTGGATATGCCACAGTTCAGGATGTAAACCAGGCAGTAGACAATCAGGCAACTCAGACAGGACTTAGGGATGTGTTACTGAGTTCTGCAAACAACAATTATGAAACAAGTAGGCTTGTCAGTGAACAGACAATGGGCCTTATGAACCAGAACAACACTAATCTGATAAACGCTATCCAGGGATTTAACAGTGTATCTCAGCAGATTGCTAATCAGACAAACGTACTTGGTTCAAAACTCGATCAGCTTGGCTTCCAGATGGAGTCATGTTGCTGCAGTATCAAGACTCTTATCAAGGACAACCAGATTGCTGACCTCACTAACCAGCTTAACAATGCTAACAATGTTGCGGTTAATAGCGCACAGAGTCAGTACTTGCTTTCACAGATGGGTAAGTGGGTTGCTAATGCTCCGGCTACCTAATGAGGTATTGCCATGGAGATAATAAAGCAGATATCAGAAAAGATAGACGATGAATTGCATGACGCTGAAAAGTACATCAAATGCGCTTACAAGGTTGACGAACAATACCCCCAACTTGCAGATGTATATTACAAGCTGTCATTGGAAGAAATGAACCACGTTACTATGTTACATGATGTAGTTGTTAGGATCATCAACGATTACAAACAGAGAAACGAAGTTCCACCAGGTATGCAGACCTTGTATGAATATCTGCATGATCGCCAGATACGATGGGCGGCTAAGATAAAAGGTAAACAAGAGCAATTCAAATAAAGTCAGGAGCAGTTACTTTCAACGGTGACTGCTTCTTTTTGTTGGAGGGGGAAATGACTTTTACAACAGGACAGATTATAGCTTTTATAATTGGTTTTTTGGGTGCAATCCTTACCATCTTGAACATTATTGACAAATACATAGCTCTAAAAGACAAGAGCGATTCTCCCTTTAAATCGCTTGCTGGCAAAGTTGAAGAGCATGAGGTCAGAATAGGCAAGATTGAGTCCTCATTATTCCTTGGTAATGATCGCTTCAGGGAACAGGAAGTAACTAACGAGGTACTTCTTAAATCGCTTCTTGCTTTAATAGAGTTTGAGATTACCTATTTACTGCAAGAGGGCAAGCCTATTACTAAGGACCTGGAAAAAGCAAAGGATGATTTACACGCTTTCTTATCGAAGAGGTAAAAGCCTATGGAAGATATTGAGAGAATCCAGAAAAAGCTAATAAAGCGTAATGGACTTGAACAGGAAAAGCCTAAGAAAAAGAAATTAGACCGGATAGTAAGGGCTGTACTTATCTACTGGATAGCCTTTGTGTCTGTTGCCTGGATAACCTTCTGGATAAAAGACAGCGTACCGGACACTCTAATCACAATGGGCCTTGGTGGTGGTTCTATTGAGCTTATCGTCACCGGAGCTATTGAGATATTCAGAGACAAGTTGAACAAGGAGGACAAGTGATGGAGAAGCTAACAAGTAGGAAATTTTGGGTATGTGTAGCAGCTATGCTTGCCAGTATAGCAACAAGTGTTGCCGGAATTACTACGGACAATCAGACCGTATTAGTTATCGGTACAGTTTGCGGAGTAGCTTCTGCAGCGATCTACGCTTTTTGTGAAGCATGGGTGGACGGAAAGGCCGTTAAAAAAGAGGACGAATAAATGGCTAGTAGCGCACAGCAAAAACAATTTATAGAGACGATTGGCCCGATCATTCAAGAAGAGGCAAGGCTAAGAGGCTATAAGGTATGTAGTGCTGCAATAGCGCAAGCAGCAATCGAAAGCGGATATAATACCAGCCTTTTAAGTATGAAGTATCACAATTACTTTGGTCTTAAATGTGGTAGTGCCTGGAAGGGGCCTAGCGTAAACCTCAAAACAAAAGAGGAGTACAACAGCCAGCTTGTCAGTATAAGGGATAACTTCCGCGTCTATTCAGATATGATCTCAGGAGTTAAAGGGTACTACGACTTCATAAGTACTAAGCGCTATGCAAATCTCCGGGATGCAAATACAGCGGAAGAGTACTTAAAGTTTATAAAACAGGATGGTTACGCTACATCATCCAGCTATGTAAACACTTGCATGAATGTAGTTCTAAGGCATGAGCTAACGGCCTATGACGTAGACGTAGGAAAGCCGATTACACCAGAGCTTATTGAGCGCGTTATTAAAGGTGAGTACGGAAATGGCAAGGCTAGGGAAACAGCACTTACCAACGAAGGCTATCACTACTCAGATGTACGAAACAAGATAAACGAGCTAGATAAGATCGGCAAAGAGATACTACCGACTATAAAGAATAAGGCCGGTGAATATTGGAAATGTTTACTTAAACTTATGGATTTATAAGGAGGAATGAATAATGGCTTATAAGATGGAAGAGTCAGTTGGAACAAACCCCAAAGGAAGCACAGCCGGTACAATATCGATTGCAGCCGGAGTTGCTGGCGCTAAGAACGGAATATCAGGAAGTGGAAGTGGAAGCGGAAGCGGTTCTGGTGGTTCAGGAAGTGGAAAAGCAAACACAGGATCAAATACCGGAAACACAGGATCAAGTTTTGACCTCGCAGCATACTACGCACAGCTTCAGGCAGAGGCACAGGCAAGAGCTAACGCAGCTTATGAGCGTAATATGGCTAGAATTGCAGAGGCTTACGGATCAGCTTCTAATAGCTTAAAGGGTAACTACGACTCTACAGTAGGACGCCTTAATGCAGCAAGGGATAAGTCAATGGGTGATGTTAGAAATGATGCAGAAGACTCACTCAGACAGGCTTATATCAATAACATGATGACAAGGAAGAACCTCAACCAGAGATTGTCAGCTATGGGTATGAATGGCGGAGCTACAGAGACAACCATGAGTAGCCTTGAAAATCAGTACGGCAAGTCAAGAACAGGCATTAACGAGACTCTTAATAAGAATATCTCTAACCTGGATATGACTTACGGCGATAACCTGGCTGCAGCACTTCAGAGCTATAACAGTGCTATGGCAAACCTTGATCTTCAGAGGATGCAGCTTGAAATGCAAGCTGAGAACGCAAGACAGAACGCTGAAGCTAGTAACATGAGTGCTTACATGAACATTGATAGCGGTTATGTAAATGCCCTTAAAGCAGCACTTCAGAACCAGGCTAACTACACCTATGACGCTTCACAGGCTACTAACGACTATGTAGCTGGTAATGCACTTCAGGCACAGACAGCAGCAGAGGCTAATAACTATCAGAAGGCACTTGCACAGGCTATGCTTGAGGCTACTGATGGCACAGTAAACGGCGCTTCACTTACTCAGTTGTCAGGATATAACGCTAATACACTTGCTCAGTTGATCGCACAGCTTAGACGTAATGGATATAAAGTAGGATAAGGGGATGGCTAACAACCATCCTCTTTTATTTTGGGAGGCTATAAATGGCTAAACAGTCTTGGAAACAGGAAATGTACCAACAGCTTGCAAACAGTCAGGTACAGCAGATTCTTAATGAACAGCGCAATCAAGATTTGCAGATGGCACAGAATTTAATAGCTCAGTATCAGCCTTCACAAGACGATCTGGCTTTTGCGCAGAATTTAATCTCGCAGTATCAGCCAGCGCAACAGCCTAAAGTCAATCAAGTAAAGGCTCAGAGTACGCCTAAACAGGAACAGATACCATCTTTAGAGGACTTTTTTAAGCCTAAGACAGCCAGCGGTATTGACGTTAATAAAGCAGCTTCCAATAAGATACAGCGCGAAGACTACCAGAGACAGCAACAGCTTGAAAATATGCTTGCCGATCCTAAGAGCGCACAAAAGGCTAAGCAGCTTGAAAACAATCTTGCCCTGGAAGCATTTAAAGCACAGGACAATGGCCTTGTTGGTGGTAATGTTAATCAACTTGATTTGTCGGGTTATCAGGCAGCTATAGATAAGGCTAAACAGCAGAGTAATGAGGAGCTTGAAAGACAGATTCTTAATGCTGATAAGTACGTGGTAGATGATATTCCACAGCTTACCGATGAACAGAAGGCCCTTGAAGAGCAGATTGCTAACTTTGATGAATACCAGATAAACAAGTCTAATCCTGAAGAGAGTAGAGATAAGCTGGCTGCATATGGTTGGGGAGCTTCCAAACTTCCATTTATGGTTTCTAAGTTTGCGGTAGATCAGGCTTCTAAGAAGGCTGGAAACATCTTGGAAAAAGGTGCTAAAGTTGCCGACTTCTTGACCGGAGAAGATAGGTATGAAAACCTTGCTAAACAGGCCATAGAAGAAAGAAATGCGCAGACCCAGGGAAACTATGACTGGATGAAGGAAGAGCAGAAGAAGGCTAATGAAGCTAATCCGTTGGCTTATGGACTTGGTAACTTCACTACACAGGCAGCGCTTTACGCTATAACAGGACCTTTGTTTGATGGCATAGCAGAAGGCGCCGGAGTTACTAACCAGCTTGCTAAGTTCTTTATAAACCAGGGCGCGCAGAATGTTCAGGATCTTGTACTTGATACAGCACCGCTTATCAATGACCTTATGGCTGACGGTAGTATGTCTAAAGAGGACAAGAAGGAAGTCTTCAGTAATGTACTTT